TGGTCTGGCCTGTGGCCTGTTTAATCATCGGCGATCGACGAACAGATTGCTGCCATAAGCCCCCTGCATCTGCAGGTAAAAGCCCATCAGCGTCTTAAGTTCGTTGGCTGTCACCGTATCGCGCAGGAAATCATAGCTCAGTTGAAACTCCCAAATAGGCGCCGACCAGAATGCCATACGTGTCTCGCGCCCCGACACGGCGGTGGCGATCTTTGTAGACCACGTTGGCTTCTTGATGACGGAATAGCCCAGGCCCGCCAGGGCCGGATAGATCACGGTCATGGCTCTTGCCTCAAATAGTTTCGGCCGGAATAGGTACTCAATTGCAGATATTAAATACCCGCCCCCTGGACCAGGAAATTCCTCAATATCAATTGTATAACGGGGGATATACCTCGTCGGTCTGCTACGGACCTGGCACTGGCCACCAACACAGTCCGCAGATCACGTCTGTTCATCGCTCACTACGAAGCTATCGGTCTGCCATTTGATGGAAACGCCACACATTTTCTTGGAATACCCACGATGGGTATAGTCCCTAAATATATCGTTGAATATAAATTCATATAATTGCCCCTCGGTCAGATCGGGGCATTTGGCCGTCATGAATGGGGAAATAACTTGAAATACATGGAATTCTCTAAGTTCCTCTATTGAATCCACAATCGTAATTGTTAACCACCCCCAAGTAAGGTGTATATTTACACTATTTACATATCGATATTCGGAGTCATCTGTCTGGATAGTAACCGTATAAATGTCCGGATTAGACTTTATGATCACAGGCATATTCATATAAATATTGGTCGATGCCTTTACCCTACCATCCTTGTCTGCAGGAGCGTCACCCAGCAGCGACTGGTCCTTCCACCACGCCGGAGCCAGGCTCACAAACGTCGTCATGCCAAGACTAGCGATACACTGGGTCGCCGGCAGGTTGATACAACCCGGCCGTTCCCGGCCACTGCGTATTGCGTCCTGGTGTTGGCGCAAGGCAAGCGCTTGCGGGTCGCGCGGCAAAACCTGCTCGGGCAGGACATAGCTTCCCCCCGGCCCGAGCAACGCCACCCCAGGAGGCATTTGCTTGAGCATTCCAGGCACACAGGCCGTTACCAATGCCATCAATAGGATTGAAGATGCCATGATTATATTTTTCATTTTCTTATTTCCACGACTTTTCAATATTTATTTGTATGCGGTTTAAATAAGTTGATTCTCCGTTCTTTTCTGCCAAATATCTTTGATGCCTTGTCATTAGTATTTTTTGACTATCGATTATTAAAGAAGTGCGATAGCCGCAAAACTCTCCGCGGACGTAATTTTTCTTAGCCACATTTTCATTTGCGCGATTTCCGAATACTTCTAAATATATGAATTCATATAGCTTTTTTCGATCGAGATCAGGGCAGTTGCGAGCGAAGGCTATCTGGAAAATGTCATAAATCTGTGATTGGTCGAATTCTTCTTCTGTTCTTGCACCGATAACTTTGATATTTGCGTCAAACAGGGAGATTACCACACCCTGGACCTCTCGGCCTGGATCACCACCGATATTGAGCGCCACCCCGTATTCCATTCCCGCAACCGGACCGCCATGGGTGGAAGCCGCATTGGTAAGGACACCCAGTTCAATCCGGGATGCCATGTCCGGCCGCCCGGTCACATCTGGTGGGCGATCGCCGAACAAGGATTCCTCCGGTTGGGAATATATTCGAACACGAGCAACCGTCGCCAAACTGGCCAGGCAGCGCGCCGCCGGCACGTTCATGCAGGCCTTCGTTTCCTGGCCCGCCCGTATCAGGGCCTCATGGCGGCGAACCTCCGACAATTGAGCGTCTTGGGGCTTAATCGCCTCCGGCGTGACGTAGAACTGATGGGCATCCGCTACTTGTAAGCCCGTGGGAGCTTGCCGCAGGGGAGCAATAGAAGTCACGGCATCCGCACGGGGCGGCAGGGGTGGCGGCGGTAGCGGCGGCGAGGCGCAGCCCGCCAACACCGAGGACAGCATCAACACAATGATCTTACAGCGCAATTGATTGCCCCCCCAATTCCCATGAAGACCGACAAACGGCCCCCATCCGGACGTTAGAAAGAAAAATTCCGCTTTTGCCCCCGCAACGCCGACACCAGCTTGTCGCCGTGCCGGTTGAAGAAGCTGGCAACGTCGCGGCTGTCCATAGCCTGGACGGTAAGCGTCACGTTGCCACCACCGCCACCAGCCGAGAACGGGCCGTTGGCATTGGCCGCGCCACCGCCCGGAAGGTTCAGGTTGGCGGCGGCGAAGGCTGGCACAGCCATGCTCGGCAGTTTCTGCGCCGCCAGCATGGTGCGCAGGGGTGCCGCGATACTAGCCGGCAGCACCATCTCATCCTTGTGCAATTCCGTGAGCATACCGTCCGCCGGCACCCGCCCCCAGCCGCCGGCGGCACTGGACAGGCCACTGGCCAAGCCAGCGATGGCCAGCTGCACGGCAGCGGAAATGGCGGGCGCGATCCACCATTCCGGTCCGGCGCTGGCGGAGGCGTAGGCGTTGGCGGCCCCCACCACCGCCGCGTCCTGGACCTGGGTTTGACTGGTCGCCAGGGACTGCAGCTTGCTGGCCATGGCCGTTTCTTCGTCCGACTGCTGGATCAGCAGGTTCTTCGTGATCCAGGCCGTCGCCTGCTTCTCCGCCAGCTCCATCAGTTGGGACAGCACGCCCTGGGCCATTTCCGTAGCCGCTTGGCGCGCCGTCTTGGTGCCAGTGATCAATCCTTGCGCCATGCTGCCCATGGACTTGGTGATACCGGATATCGTCTCCTGCCATTCCTTCTGCTGGTCGCGTTTCAGCTGACGGGTTATTTCAAGATTCCGGCTAGCCGCCACCCGGTTGGCATCCACAATCTGCTTGTTGACGCGCTGCGCCAGTGCCGTCTTTTCCTCATCCGTTTTGGCATAAGCTTCCTCCTGCTTGCGCCACTCCTCAATTTTGCTCAGCGTCGCCTGGCGCTCCAGCTCAACCTCGACGACCTTGGATTGGGCCACCTCCTTGAGGGACAGGTTCAGGTACAGGCGGCGCTGTTCCGAATCCTTCTGATCCTGCTGCTGCTTTTCTTTGAGCACACTGAGCTGCTGCTGCTCCTGCTCCGCGAGGAATTTGCTGACGATGGCGCGATCAGCCGTCAGGGCCTTGTCCAGCGCGGCGGAGTCCCCGGCGTACCGTTCGCGTTGTTTTTCAGAAAGCTGTGCCAACAGCCGGTCGCGCTCCGCCTCGTTCTGCAACGCCGCCTGCAATTGGCGGTGCAATCCGGCAATGTCGACATCCACACGCTGGTTCGCCATCTGCTTCTGAAGTTCCGCCACCCGGCGGGCCTGGGTCTCATACTCCGCCGTGTTCTGCCGCCCCGCTTCCTTAATCACGTCCAGGACGCGCTGCTCATCGCGCAGTTCGGCATCAAGATTGCCCTTCTGGACCGCCTCTTCCCGACGGATGGCGTCGATCTTCATCTGCAGGCGGGCGTCAGCTGCGGCCCTGGCAGCCTGGGTCGCCTGCGATTGGGCGGCGATGGCGGCTGCCGACCCTTTGGCTTCGTAGGCAACGGTCTCATCCGCGATCTGGCGCACCAAGGCGGCCCGGCGCTCCATATTATCGCCAGCCGCAGCCACTTCAGCCTGCAATTGGCCGATCCGCTCGGTGTGCGTTTCCCGGCGCAACTGCGCCTGGATCGTGGCCAGCATGCGCTCCGCATCGGCCCGCGCCTGAGAACCCGCGGTCGCCTGGGCGATCACGTCCCGCCAAGTCTTGACCTCATCGGCCAGAAAATCGGCGTTGCTGCCCACCCACAGCTGACGCCGCTCCTCAGCGGCGGCCTTGGTCTGCTGTACCAGGTTCTGCTGCTCTTCCCGAGCCTTCAGGGCCCCCTGATCGGGACGCGTGTCGATCCGCACGTCCTTGTCGAGTTTGTCCTCGGCGGCCCTTCTCTCCGCCTGCGCTTGCATCTCGTCGTGGGCATTCGCCGTATGGCCAATTCGCGCCTTGGCCGCGGCCAGTTCCTCTAGGTCCTGACGCACCTTGCGGAAACGGGCACTCAAAGCATCCTGCATGATCAGGGACGCGGCATCCTGATCATGCTCTCTCTCCGCCTTGTCGAGCGCATCAAGTTGGCTAGCGCTCAACAGGTCGAATTCCTTCGACAGCTGCCGGATGCTGGAAAAATCGCCGGAGAGTGCTTGGGCCAGCCCTCCCGCGATACGGGCCTGCTCCTTGCCATCCGTGATCTTGCCCATGTAGGCGATGGTACCGGCATAATCAGTGGCCATGTGCTGCAAGGCGGTGGACGCCTGGGGAATGGCCTGCGTGACCGTAGCGACCATGTCCAAGGCCGCCTTGCCGCTAAGGCCAAACTGGTCGTGAAGATCATTCCCCCACCGACTGATGGTGTCCTTGTTGCCATCGGCCGCCCGGCCCATAAGAGTCATGTGAGCGGAGACATCCTCGACCTTCTGCCGCATCTCAGCCAGGTTCGTGATGCGCACATAAAGCGCGGTGCCCAGGGCCATCACCCCTACGGCGACAGCGGCGACGCCCAGGGTCATTTCGGACAAGGCCACGATTACCGCCGGCGCCACATCAACAATTGCCTCCAGCGTACCCTTGCCTTCATTGATCGATTTGCCCATGGAAAGGGCAGCCTCCCCCAAATCCTTGAACTGGGGGATGTTTTCCTTCAGGGAGGCGCCGGTCTGGTCAGTCTTTTCACGGAGGTCCTGAAGCGCCTCACCAGCCGACCGAGTGGCGGATTCTACACCGGAGGCATCGACATCAATCTTCGCCGCGACCGTTTCAACCATGGCAGCCTCCAAATGAAATAGGCCGCCCAAATGGACGACCGCTGCGCCCTCGGGCATGAGGCTCGATACTCCATTCCTGGAGATCTAGCTTATTTCGACTTAATCGATTCTGGGTTCACGGAATTAAGATCATTGAAAATTTTATCTATTTTTATAGAACGCCTTCAGCATTTCAAAATACCCCCTATCTTTGTGTACGTATTCTGCCGCGTCATCAGACGTTATATCAAGAACATAAAGACCTTTAAGAATCGTCTCAATACGATCTGACATATCAATTTCACACACTCTTTTTGGTCTAATGCCCATTGATAAGTCCGCTGAACATTTATATACATCATCTATAATCATCGTTGATGTCATTGTCATTCCAATCTCTTTGACAATGGCATCGCGAAACTTCGGCGTTCCTCGAACTGCATCAATTTCCTTACTGAATTGAAGATCGACAGCGGTCATGCAGAAGAACATCTTCTCGCCGTCTTCTTTCAAGCATGGCTTAATCTTAACGCTGCCCTGCAGCATCAATTGACGCGTGGCCGCAGGAATTTCCGCTCTGGCGGCGCTAACACCCAAACAAAGGCTGATCGAGATCAGGTACAGGATCCAGGCTATTAGAGATGGTGAATTGGGTTTTTGCCGCATATTGGTCGTCCTCAGTTGCTCTTCAAGCATCTCCTGTTCCAAACAAGACGGCAACCCCTTTTCTGCAACTTTCAGCGGATTTTCCCATCACCAAACATCGCAAGCAGGTCCGCCAGCCCAATCTCGTCCACCGGCGACGGCTCATCCGGCTTTATGCCCAGATAAGCCGCCACCATCAAATGAACCGGCGGATGGCGGCGCCAGTAACGCCATAACGCGTGGTAGCGCGGCAGGGTGAACTGCCGCTCCACCTCATCCCAGGCGCCACAGCCGGACGCCACCAGTTCCGCAGTCAGGTCGTCGATATCGTCGACGGCCCCGCCTGCGGCATCGGCTCCCCCGAGGGGATCAGCCCCGACTCGTGCAGGATGCCCACCACCGCAGACACCAGGGCCGGGAACTCGATAGCGGCCATCTTCTGCTCGATGGCGTCGGCCGTCATGTCCGGCGCCGTGCTTTTCAACGCCGCCGCCACGATGCGGATACCGGCGGACGCCTGGTCCACCGGATCGGTCAGTAGGGGCAGGCCCTTGATGTCAGCCCACGCCGCCTTCAGAGCGGCGAAATTCATGGGCGGCACGGTGTATTCCGTGCCGCCGATCACCACGCTGGCGCCCATGGTCTTACCCCTGCACGCTGAGTTTGCCCACCGTGCCGGAGGCATCGGCGAAGGCCATGAAGTCGAACTCCGGCTGCATGTAGTCACCCTGCTTGGTCGCCAGCTGCAGCTTGTTGGAGGTGCAGGCGTTCAGGGTCAGCACGAAGTTCTGACCGCCGAACGGCGTGGTCAGCACGCAGGAGAAGGTGGGCGCCACCCCCTGCAACTGATTGGAGATGGTGGTGACGGTGCCACCGGTGGCGCTGGTGTAGCCGTAGCTGATCAGCAGGGCCGCACCAGTGTCCGCGGCGGCGAAGGTGTAGATGCCGCCGCTCACGGAATACTGTCCCGTCGCCGGGGCGCTGGCCACCCGGGCCAGCGGCACGCCGGTGGCAGCGAAGACCACGCCTTGGTCCGCCTGGAAGCCGGTGCTGTTGGCCACGGTGACGGTGTAAGGGGTGGAAGCCGGCACGCTGGCCGCCTCGTTCAGGGCCACCAGCTGCTGGCCGATGGTGGAGGTGCCGCCGAAAAACAGGCTGTTGAACAGCGCGCCTTGGATCTGCCCGGTCTTGGCCTTGCCCTGAATCTTGGCCTGGCCGCGCGCCACCGAGACCGGGAACTGGTTCTGGCCATACAGCTCTTTCAGCGTGAAATCGATGTCAACGGAAACGGACTGCAGGGTGCCGAACTGCACCGGTGTGGCGTTGGCAACACCGGTGGGTGTGCCGAACAGGCTGCCGGCGCCGAAGGAATACTGGGGCATGGGATCAGATCTCCTGCAGGATGCGGGCCTTCAGGCCCGACAGCGTGGTGACGAGGTGGTTGTAGGCCTCGGTGGCCCGCGCCACGGGCGAGTTGTGGATTTCCTCCGCCAGCCAGGCGGCGACCGCCCGTTCCAGCCGCAGGGGCCAGTCGCAGGGGACCACGTCGGGGGTGGAAGCGGGCACGGGTAGGGGCACGGCGGCCTCGGCCGGCGTATCGGCGTCAATCATGACAAGCATCCTTGATGCAATCAGGGGATAAGCAGATGCAGCGGCACGATGGCCACGGCCTGGGAGCCCAGGGCCCCCTCATCCGTAGTCACCTGGCCCTCGATCCAACAGTCGTAAACCAAGCCGCCCAGGGTTTGCTTATCCTGCCCCGGCGGCGGGCGTAGCGCTGACTCGACCGCGTCGAGCAGCGGATTCAGCACCACCGCGCCGGCGGTGTCATCGTCCGGCGACTGGGCGTAGAGCAGGATGTCGACGCGCAGCAGACGATGGGCCGGCAGGGTGTCGCGGCGCGTCACCTCCTCCCCCCTGCTCATCAGGAACAAGGCGGGCTGCTGCGCTGGTGACAGGTCGTTCCACAGCCGCACGCGGCGGCTGGCGGTGGCGAAGGGTGCCGCCGCCGTCAGCCGGGCGAACAGGGCGGCGTGGATGTCCTCACGGGCCATGGATTGGGTCCTAAGATCAGGCGCCGAGCTGGGCGGCGATGGCGGCGCCGACGGCATCGGCCAGGGCGGTGCGGATGCCGATGGCGCTATCGGCCAATGTGGGCGCCAGGAAGGGATGGCCGGCGTAGTCGACACGGCGGTCATAAGCCTTGACCGGCACGCTGACGGGTGAGATGGCCCGGCCGAAGGCCTCGGTGACGGTGCGCAAATGGCCGCGCACGGATTCCGTGCCGTGGAAGCCGTACTCCTGGAAGGCGGCATAGGCCGCCGCAGGCGACGCGTCATCCACCGACACACCAGCGGTGGCCATCAAGCCGTCGACCGTCAAGGTGGGGATAAGGGCGCGGCTGAGCGCACCGGTGCCGCCTTTCGTCTGCTGGTTCAGCCTGGCGCCCGCAGCCGCCGCCAGGGTCTGCGCCTGGACCATCATCGCATCGGCCAAGGCGGCGCTGATAGCCGTCGGCACCTTCGCCAGACGGTCCCGCAACTGGTCGATGCCGCTGGCGTCAACCGACCAGCCGCTCATAACGGCGCCACCCGGCGGTAGGGCGCCAGGGCCGCCGCCAGGCTGTCCGGCATTTCCTTCTGCAGATAGCCGGTGGTCTCCCCGCCATGCGCCTTGGAGACCAGGCCCACGCGATCACGTTCCCGGTAGCGCAGGGCCACCAGTTCCACGCAGGCCTGTTCCAGGATAGCCGGCAAGGGCTCATACCCGGCGGTCCAGGTGACGGTCACCCGGCGGCGGCCCTTGGGGAAGATGCCGCCCACCAGCATGACCGCGTAATCATCATGGGCATAGCCGTAGGCCAGCGGCTGATCCCCCGGCTGCGGCGGAACGGCCACACCGTCCACCGTCACCGCCGTGACGCCCGTTACCGGATAGTTGGGCAGGGGCAGCAGGGCGTTGCCGGTTCCATCCAAGGTCTGGGTATAGGTGGCCGGGGACAGGTCCCGGCCCAGCCAGCGCCGAATGAAGCCGCTTTCCGCCTGTATCAGGCGGTTCAGCAAGACATCGTCAGTGGTGCTGGTCAGGGGCGGACTGAACCAGGCCTTGACCGTGGCCACGTCGGTCAGAGGCGTAGGGGTGGACAGCGTGGTGCCCTCCATGGGAACCGACCTCCGGAAAGGGGCGGAGCGCGGGCGGGACGCGGGCGACCGCCCCCGCCCGGCCGCATCAGCCGTTGGCGATGTTGGTGATGACGCCGAAGGCGGGCGGGAAGTAGTTCTGCAGCACGCCATCGCAATAGACGCCGTACTCGTACCGCCGGGTGCGCAGCGGCCACTCGATCTGGTAGTAGTCGCGCCGCATGCGCATCTGCGTGACGTTGGTGACGTTGGCCAAGGGATAGGGCAGGCGCGTGGTGCGGAACAGGATGGTGCCCGCCGGCATGTTGGGGTGCACCTTGATGTCCAGCGTCTGGCCACCGACCATGCTGTAGCGGTTCAGGTAGGTGCGCACCATGACGCCGCCGCCCAGCAAGGCCTGGTCGGTGTTGAAGACGAAGCGCTGGGCGGAATTGGTCGTGCCGGTCAGGATCTTGCGGCTGATGGTCTGGGCTTCCTGGCTGCTGACCCAGATCTCCTGAGGCGACAGGCGATAGGTGTCCCAGAAGGCCTTCAACGCCGTCTCGATCTCCACGATGCCGCCGGCGCCATCGGCGGTCAGCGGCGTGCCGGTGCCCGCCACGCCCGTGGGCATGATCTGGACATAGGCGTTGGAACCGCCTTTGAACGCCTGGTACAGCAGGCCGTCGAAGGACAGGTTGTTCTGGCTGTTGTCGCCGGCGCCCAGGCTGGCCGCGGTCTGTGTGCCCACCGCCCCATCGGTGATGACGACGGAGTTGATGGTGGTGACGGAGCCCAGCTTCTCCGAACCAGCGGCGCCCCAGAACCAGGCATAGGCGACGGCGCCCGCCAGGGGCGCCACGGTCGCAGTCAGGCTGCCGGCCGCGCCGGTGGTGGTTCCGGTGGCGGCGGCGGACGGCTTGGCGGCACCGCCGCCGAACTGGTCGCTGGAGCCATCGGCATTGGTGCGGGTCAGTTGGCCCTGGATGCCACCGGTGACGGAACCGTTGAGATAGCCTTCCAGCGTCAGGCCCACCGCGATGACGGACCAGGTGCCGGCGGCCAGGGCGCCGCCGCTGTTCGAGGCGGTGACCACCGGCGTGCC